CTTGGAACTGCACTGCCGCTTCAGCCAACAGCGGATGCGTGACGCCCGACGCACCTCTGAACGGCTCTGACCTTTCTGAATAATTGAATCCCAATAATTCCAAACCGTTAGCATAAGCATCTTCCCAATCCTGTCTGCTTGCCTTGTTAGCATCAAAGTCACTTGTAAGCTCACTTGCAACCGCCCCAAGCGTTCTGTCGTCCAACTCCTCAGCTAAATTGGCGTAAAAACCAGTGTCAGGCATGTCTGTGGACGGTTCAAAGTCTACAATGGCCCCGCCGTCCTCAGATATTTGTATGTCAAATTCGCTCTCAATGGGCATTTCAAGACTGCCCGGAGCTTCAATCTCAACCTCTGCCATCAATTCTTCTTGATCAATTTGCGGATTTTGATTCTCTACCAGAGAAATAGGGGGTCTAACCATTTACAACCTCACATTCGCAACGCGGGCTCATGCCCTTTACAAATACAGGGGTGCCCTCACCCATGTACGCGCCTGTTACATTAAAATCCATGAACTCTATTGCCTCTTCTAAAGACATGCCATCTCTTGCCCGCAGTATATCTACACACTTATCCCAATCATAAGCAACCATGATCGGTAGCCCGCATCTTTCAGCAGATCCAATAATTGCCTCGTCAAAACCGTCAGCTTTTAAAGCCACTCCTTCGTCAAACTCTTCCTCTATCATATCATATCCCTCCATCATTGCATATGTTTGATAAATTGTGCGATACCAGCCTTAACTGGGCCGCCGTGTTTAAACTTTACCGCCGGATTATCACGAACCGATATGTTTTTGAAAGGAGCCGTGGGCCGTGATATGTATTCTCCGACCTTGTCTCTTAATACATCTTTATCAATGGTTACATCGAAAGCGGCCCGCCGTTCACGACTCATGTTCTTAACTACATTGTCAGGATGCAACAAAGCTATGTCTTCAATGGCTTTAAGAGCTCTTTTCTCTGCTTTTTGAATGTCTCTGTGCAACTGATTGAACTTTTTACCCACTTCAGAATTATCAATCGCATGTAGATAGCCCTTTGTAATCCTGTCTTGTTGCTTTGCAAGATCCATAATCAAAGGATATATACTTCCGGGCGTTGACCTCGCCGCTTCTTCTTCAAACGCAGCGACAGTCATCTCACCGTCGCGAACTCTTTTTAATCTTTGCAATATGCCATTGACCTTGCCCTGTCCTTCAACAGTATGTAACGCATTTCCTAATTCGTCTGATACAACAGCAAGGTTGCCATCAGGGGTCTCATAGGTAAAAAACTTATGACCGGGGTCTTGCCGCAGTTTGTTTTGTATTTCGTTGTATCTGGCTTTGTTTGCAGGAGAAGGGTTAGCTTTGTTTGCGATTTCTGATATTTCAAGATCAGACAAAAGTTGTCTCATGTCAAAAGGCAGTTCAAATTCTAGGGTGTTGCCGGATTGAACTGAAAAATACTTCTCAGTACCGTCAGGCAAAACTTCATCCAAAGCCTTCTTGTAGTGTGTGGTTGAAGTTTTTTTGACAGCATCGTGCATAAAAGCTTCGCCTTTGCCAATATCCGCGAGTCGCGTATACTCAGAAAGGGATTGTATAAAATCGTCTGCCACTGCCGTGCCATAAGTCTCTTCTAGTTTTGCCCTATCAAACTTTCCTACTTGAGGCCGAAGAAAGGCGTCGGTAATATTGCCTTTGCCCTTAAACTCGCCTTCACCTCTGACCATCTGTCCAAGATAGTAAATACTTTCATTTGCCGCCGCGTCCTTAGCTGCAGCTCCACTGGTAGATTCCAAACTCTCGTGGAGCTTTCTCATATTACCACCAAAGTCCTGCTGAAAATTATTACCTCTAGCATCAAAAGAATCTCTAATCGCGTTTACGGCGTCTTGAATATTGTCGTATGCCCGGTCATTTAAGGCTGAAATCCTTACCAAGTTTAACAGTTCACCATCTGTCATATCCCGAACACTAAACAGGTCTTTAAGCCCCCGCTCCTGATTACGCGGAACTCCCGATGACGTTTTACCCGGGGCACTTGTCAGGATGTTCTCCCCGCCAATATGCACTTCTGACTCAAAATAACGAGAATTTGGTTTTTTCAAAGCCATTTTATCCGCAGGGTAAGACGTCATCAAATACTGTGCAGGAGACAGGTTGTGAATGTCATCTACGGTAATCCCCCCTAAAAAATCAGGGTTAGGATAAGCTACCAACAAAGCTGAAGGGTCTCTGAAAGCCCCGCCCCGACGGCCTGGGTCTCCTGCAAATTTTGTGAACGACATCATAGGATCGTATGATAAAGAAAATCCGGGCCTTTTAACTTCTGAACTTGCTGCAGCAGCACCTGTTAAAGACTCTCGCATTACATTATCAAATCCCGCTACTTTTACTAACTCTGTTCGTGGTATTAAAACACCAGTTTTTAATTTGTCAGGGTCTCTATATTTTTCCCCCAGCTCTTCCAACATCATGTCGCTGGCAAGGTCCTCATTTTTCACAAAAATACTTTCTGGAGATTGCTTCAAAGAGTCTTTATTCGTGTACGTCACCCCGTGTGCAAGGCCCCGTATGCCGCCCGCTCCAACTTTCAGCTTGCGTAAAACCTCATCTGAAACACCGCCCGTCCTACGGCTTTCTTGTATTTGGTTTTTTTGTACACCTGCCGCTATACCAGGGCCAAAAGATGCTACGCCTTGGTCAAAAATCTCTGGTTTTTCGTCTACCGCTCTATCTACTGCATCGAGCTCATCAAGGCTTACATCCGTATCCGCAACATTTTTTTTGCGAAGGTCTAGGGGGTGCATAGATTTATTAATTGCCCTGTCAAAGCCTTTTTTTCTAAATCTTTGCATTACCATGTTAGCTTCAACTTCACCGTACAGGGTATAATATTGTTTCATGGCTATGTTGAAAATTTCTTCATCGAGTACAAATTTACCATCGCTATCCAAAGTATTACGGCCCGCACGTTGCATAAGCTGGTCATAGATTTCAAACACGGCCCCGCCTTCTGGGGCTCGTTCTATTGCTTGAATGGCATGTTGTACTTCATGTAGTAAGTTTTCTAAGAAGTCATCTGAGTCTGTAGCATCTCCTACGGCAATGGTTGGTTTTCCAAGAATACCTTCGTGAGTGTAAAAAGCCCCCGTTCTCATAGGTTGCCCGCCAATTATTTGAGTGTCAGACTCAAGTCTCGCAATCCTCAAATCTTTAAGCTCCGGGTATTCTTCGAATAGTTCTGGAAAATCTATTATATCCGCTAAAACAGGACTTCTGCCATAATCAGGTTTCCCATTTGGAAACTTTGCGGTCATGTCATCCAATTGAACCCTGCCGTCATCCAAAGTTCTGTAGGTCATTACGTCTTTTTTAACGCCGAACAGTCCGTCTTCAGGAGAAATTCTTAAAAAATCTTTTAATGAACTGCCTTGTTGGCCTAAAGGAGTTTCACCAGGGGTGCTTCCATATTCGTCGCCAAATTTGAGCTTTGTATTCGTAGTCGGTATCTCAAACCTAAACGCCTCAAAATCGCTTGGAAAAATATCAGAGTCAAAATAAGACATATTCGCTCTGAAAATGTCCTCCTTACTCTTACCCATAGAACGCAGGGATTGAGCTGTTTTCATTCTGGCAGAGCCTGTTTTTGCTTTACTTCCCCCCATCATACCAAGAATGGTTGATCCGTTGTCCGCGAGCCGCGCAGTAGAAACAACTGTTCCTGCCGCCATAGCCGCCGGAACTAAAGAAGGGTCATAAGTAATTTCTCTAAAATTTTCAGGCTCAAAAATACTTTTGCGTTGGTCTTCCAGCAAGAAGTCATACCCGCGAGACAAACCTATTGCAGACTTAATCTGGTCCTCTGGAATTTGAGCTATGCCTTCTCCTACAGCTTTAGCTACTGCTGCGGGGTCGTCTTTAAGGGCAGAGGCAAAACCCATTATACCTTGCACAATCGGCATATAGCTCAGACCAAATTCAGGTTCGCCATACTCCCCTTCAGTCTGAACTCTTGTCTTCTCCCCAGGAGCTCCGTCAATTACGTCAACGTATTCAGTCGTCGGCTGCTTAATGACAGGAGACCTAAAAGGCTGAAACAGATTGCTTATTTGAGATACAATTCCCAAATCCTTTGACGCCCTGTCAGGAAGGCCATACTCATATCCCTGTGGGGCAAGAGCGTCTAAAAATTCTTCGTTTGTGGATTTAGCCATAATATGCGCGGACCTGAGTATGCTTATCTTCGTCTATGTCCCAATCGTCCGTGGGCAGCGATACAAAGTTACCTTGCCGATAACGCATCAACGCTTGGGTCATGCTGTCAACAAGGTCATCATACTCCCCATTTGGAAACGCTGCAACTTCTTCAATTAGTTCATCCGCAAAGGTCTCATCAGGAGCAAAGACCATACCTGCCTCAAACAAAGGAGAAACCGCATGTACCCTTGAAACTTTGTCATTACCCCGTGATGGAGAGAAGTTAACAACAGGAATGCCCATATTGCGTAATTCGTGGGTTAAAGGGGTCCCTGACGCTTTTGCCTCAATAATAACTGTTTCTGGCTCCCAAAAGTTGTATTGATCCCAAGCTACCTGTTTTAACTCAGGAAAATCCCAACGCCCCTTCTTACTGTCCAACAATATCAACCCTCTAGGGCCCCCAATTTCTTCTGGCCTGAATACCCCCCAAGTAGTGATTGCAGAGTAATCTGCCGTCTCCTTCTTTGAAAACGCAGTATCATAGCTCTGTATGACGTATTCAAGATTGGGAACATCATCGTTTTCCCACCTCTGCCACCATTCACGCGGGATTATGGCATTCTCTTCGCCCGTGGGCCGTTGTTGGTACTGTGCGTTCCATTTTGAAGGCGGGATGGACGCTTTAACCTTCTCTAAATCATCTTTTGACCAGAACTCAGGCCATGTTGGGTCCCCGTCCCCCAACAAAGCAGGAAGTTCAACTATCTCCCACTGGTCCGCTTTAGGGTCTTTATTCATCTGTCGTATGAGTTGCCCGGTCAAATCCTTCTGAGACCACCGTGTCATAACCAAAATGATTGAACCCCCTGGCTGTAGTCTCTGTCGGGGGCCCCCAGTGTACCAATCCCAGGCGTCATCAAACCCGTTATTTGACATGGCCGTCTGTTCAGAGTGAGGATCGTCAATGATAACAAGATCTCCCCCTCGACCAGCTAGGTTTGAGCCAACGCCAACAGCATAATATGCCCCACCCCTGGCGGTATCCCAACGACCAGATGCTTTACTGTCGGCGGAAAGCTTGGCTTCAGGGAATATTTCTGTGTAATCTTCCCTGTCCAAAAGGTTTTTGACCTTACGACCAAAGCCTACGGCAAGCTCTGTGGTGTGCGTCGCCTGTATTATTTTCATATTTGGATTGCGGCCTATAAACCATGCAGGCAGAAAGTTTGACGCGAACTCCGACTTGGTGTGTCGCGGTGCCATGTTGATAATAAGCCTCTTGAGGGACCCATCAGCTACCCTTTGGAACTTCTCTGCAATGATTTTGTGGTGCTCGCCTGCTATAAACTCAGGCCACATTGCGCGAACAAAGGTAAGAAAGTCATTACGACAGGAATCTATCCTGTCTAGTTGAGCTAATCTTAACTGAAGTTTGACCGCTCTATCTCTTGCGTCTTCACTCATGCCTTTTCTTTCGTCTCAACTTTTTCGTTTAATATACATTTTCTTTGAAAAAAGATAACTGGTGAAAAATTTTGTTCTACGTTCAACGCCATTTGTTCTAATCTTTGACCACACTGCTCTAGAGACGTGTAGGGGCCCCAATCATCTCGTATATTAAAGCACTGTGGGTCTTGTCCTATACACGCTATCAATAAAACAGTAAACATGCTCGCCTCCTTTACAGGGTTTTACCCTCATTATATGCGATATTTTATATAATGATATCATTTTTTTACCTATTGTTTGTGAAAAACATGGACTACGTCGTCCTCTGGCGACCGACCGCTGGCCGTCATTTTTTTGACGCGGGCCGTAAACCATTGTTTTTACTTGAAATTAAGTCTACACGGGCCCCGCCCGATAAAACTGGATCAATCGTTAATAACTAGGTGCAGCGTGTCATGATCCGTGGTGCAGCTCCCACAATTCACTAACAATCGATCACGGAACACGGGCCATGGCGTCTGGTGATAGGTTTACAGCTCGGCCAGTTCGGCCCGCTGGGCAAGTTATCCGCTTTTATGTCACGGCTGCACCTCGGATTCTGGCGCGGGAAAATCGAATTTCAAGTTGATCAGCGTGTAAACATGCGACGATCGATCACGAGCTCAACGAGAATTAAACTAGTTTAGGTTGTATAAACACAAAACTAGTTAAAAACGGGCAATTTGAAACCGATGTTTGTTTTAATTCAATAAATGAATGACCAGGCGAGCTGCCCTGGTTCACCTTTAACGAGAAAAAGTACATCTGGCGGGAAAAATCGAGGTGCAGCGCGTTGAATCTTTTGTGCAGCTTGATTGATTTTAAGCAAAAACCCGCAAAAACTGGCTTAAAACTGCGGTTTTCAAGCTGATCAGCGTGTAAACATACGACGATCGATCACGAGCTCGACGAGAATCGCGCTAAAAACGGCCTGTTTTTAACAAAAGACAAAAAAAAGGCCCGCCATATAAGCGGGCCGGAGTCGTTAATTGTGGGGCTTATTTGGGCTTTTCAGACTTGCCAAGATCTCCCGCTATGTGATGACGAATAACAGCTCGCGGACCAAGCTGGCGCATAAACTGGTCGAGCTGCTCCGAATCGCTAAGCTGCTGATCGGAGTCTTTTGTGTCTTCCCATTGCCTCCGTGTATTGTGGAAAGTTGCATAGCACCCGCCCTGCTTGTCGAGCTGTCGTGCAGCTCGCTTGCCGGACCCATGCCCAGAAAAAATGATCGGATAATCACGATCGCCCCGTGCACAGAGCGGTTTACCGTCCCCGCAATCCATACAACTAAAATTGTCCAGATATTCGGCTGGGCACCTAACAAGAGTTGTCCCGTCAAATTCCCCTGATCGATACGACTTAGACTCGCGCCAAAATGATTCGTCCACAATAGAAACTGCGGGCTGACCCCGTTTAATCCACCGGACGGCTTGTTGGAAAGTGTCTGCCGAAAAATTGATAACGGTTTTGGTTGGGCCCAAAAGGGCTTTATACCATTTTGGGTGAAAGTGTGAATATGTCATTGATTCCCCAGCTCGAGGCTTAGCGTTCAAAACTGAATCCATATAAACCAGATCGGGCATATCTGACCCGCAGCCGCTTGGATTCAAACTGCAGTCTTTGGGGCAAGTGTCAAAAACAGATTGATCGCCCGCCCTATATGTAGCTGCACAGCCTCTAGTCTTTGCAGCTCGACTCATTTCAACTGTCTTTAACATTGCTCAATTCTCCGACCATATGAGTCAAGCTCCGTGTAAACTCGACGCTGTATTAAGTGCACGATATCTGCGGTTTCGTGCTTGTCCGGTATATCGTACAGATCGAGCTGCCAAAATTTTCCGCCGTATTCCATAATAACCCCGACGTCATCCCCATGTATTGGGTGCTCGTAAAACTTGCGGCCCGCGACTTTAAAAAGCGGCTTGAATTTTGTAATTTTGTGCATTTTTGAATCTCCATTAATTGCACTGTTTTGATGAATATAAGACTAACCCCATATTGGGCTTTATGTCAAAAAAAAAGCCCAGATCTGACTCCGGGCTTTTCTTAATGTTAAAGCTGCTGCTGTTAGGCTGCTATACTGGCCCGACTCACGCTAGCCCAATTGGCGGGGCTCATGTTTAAAACATCCCCGCCCAGCCGTTGCCATTCATCGACATGATCAGCTTCTGCATTATTCGCGCAAGCTGTCACGGCGTTCATAAGTGTAGCTCGACTAATAGGCTGGCCCTGCTCATAGCCTGACTGGCCGATCGTATTTAAAAGCCCGTCAAAAATCGTGCTAGTTTGCTTTTTAGGAATTGCAAGCACTTTGCCCAATTGTTCAACCGCACCCTGAGTATAAGTCCCTTCGATCACGTCGCCTGCTGCTGCCTTCATCTGCTCAAGTACAGCGTCAAAAGATTCACGGCTCGCATAGTTGCGGGTGATGTCCCGCAGCTTCAAGCCAAGTGCGGCATTATCTGCATTTTTAGCTTCATCAGATAAAATGCTCCACGTGTCATCGTCCCCACGAGCTGACGTAATGTGCGAGCTGCGCGACCTGTTTTGTGTTTGCATTCCGTTAAGGCAGGCCAGTGTCCAGTTAATCTGAAACACTTGGATCGAGCCCTGCCCGACTTCAGAATTACTGATGCCGATTCCTAATGCCATAACATCCCCAACATTCGCACCTTCGCCCAAAATGGTCTCAGACTTGAATCGGGCATAAAGCCTTTTTTCTGTAATGTCCGCGTTTTGGATTTTCCACTGGGCGTCTGATTCCATCAGCTCAGGCAAAACAGTTTCAATGAGATGCACATTATCAAAAGTCTTAAACTTGTCAGAAACAAAAGCCCGGGCGATTCCAAAGCGATCATCATTCATGTGCGTTCTGATCATGCGGGTGACAGGTTCATTTTGCCATATGGCGTTGACGAGTCCGTCCCATTCTTCAGGATAGCTGGACTGCAGCCGTCTAGCAGTCCGCACGTCTATTCCAGCACGGGCGGCTATCTGGTCAAAAGCAACATCATTTATCTGTAGATGACGGGTTGGTTCACCGCCCTGCCCTTCAAGGATAATTTCAGAAAGGTTTTTATCTTCTGAAAATTCTGCAGTTTTATAAAAAGCCTGATCCGTTGGCACTAAAAAGTCCTGAGACCTAGCAGCTTGATCCTGCACCTTCAGCATGAGGTTTTGTAATGTGAAGCCTTCATTTTCGATAGTATGTGTCATGTAAATCTCCATTTATGACAGTTGAACTATAATGGTTATAAGCTTTCTCTCATATAGTGTCAAACAGAACTTTTAAAAAATTCCCCCGCCAGAATGTGACGGGGGATCTTTTAGAGTTTAGGCCATTTAAGCTTTTTTCTTTTATAGGGTTTTGGGGGCTCTTTGCCCTGCGGATAAAAAAGCCAGTGATATAATTTGATCAAGAACATGCGGCAGTCTCCATAACGACTTCTTCGTTGTAGTCTTCATCATCATGCTGACGGGCTTCTTTTGTCACGATAAAGCCCTCACGATTCACATAATGACGGGGGTCTGTAAATGTCCACATAACTCCCTCTTCTGTGTCGGTAATGATGACGGCCCAAATATGTTTACGAACACTTTCTTTCCATTCGTCTGTCATGTCTGCGGGAGACAAGTTTTGTCTGTCTGCTATTTTGGCAAAAGCTGCATCAAGTGATAGGAAGTAGTCGCCATTAGCGTCCCTGATTTCTTCATAGGGAAAGTCTTCAGCTTCAACAATGTTGCTTTCAATTGTGAAGTCGTGCCCGTCGTCAGTTCGTCTCCATTCAAATTCATCAGGATTCCATTTAGCCTTCTCAAAAGCCTCTTCTTCACTTTCGGCAATAACTATTGCCTCATAACCAACATCCTTCGTTGCTGATACTTTAAAACTTTTCATTTTATTTCATCCTCAATTACATTCCATGCACATTCATAAGCATGATCCCAATTCAAACAATCTCCCGACGCAACCATTTCATCTGCCATTAGCTTTGCTTTATGGTTAAGACAAGGCTCATGATTTAAAGGTAAGACTAACTGCTTCATGTCAGTGCCCACCTTTCCCGCAGCTCATAAACTGCCTTGCAAACTTTTCTCATACGTTCGATTTTATCAAACTCAGTATCCCCAGTTATATGCGTCAACATTTTTGGGTCATAATTCGGATGTTTTGAATGATTACAAAATTTAATTGGGCCTAAAATTCCTATGCCAGAATGTTCCCCTTCACCAGTTACATTTTCATCACAAACTCGAAAAAGCTGTTCTAAATCTTTAATAGCTTTCAGAACATTACAAAGCCTCATTTCATCTGAGGCTACCAAAACTGTTTTATTCATCACGATGCCTTCCTTAAAAAACCTATTTTTGTAAGATGCTCTTCGAGCTGCGGCAGCATATCTGAACTGTGATATTTATTAGGCAAATCTGCCGCACTACAGCCCGTAATTTTCGCCACTTTTGTGCGGTACTTACGCAGCAGATGATAGTGATTCTTGATTGCCTCATCGTTGCCCCAAAAATCCACACTGTTCAACGCAATCCAAATCATGCAAATTTCAGCGTCCTTTTCTTTTTTGGGTTTAAAAATTCTAGGTTCTATTGTTTTCATCACCCATTCTCCTCTTCGTATTCCTCTTTATGGGTATCCAAATACCATTCTTTATATTTTTTGTAGGCCGACAGCTTGTAGGCGTACAAGTCTGCGAACTCCCAATCTGCTATGGGGTCAAAATCATCAAAGAGTGTTTCTATTTCATTCTCAATCATCACCATCAATGCGTTAGCTTCTGGTGGGGATAGGACGCGGTGCAAGAGAGGTTTAAGAATTTTCTGTGTTGTTTTCATAGCAAGCCTCCAAACATAGAAGTCATGAAATCATTTTGTTTTGTAATGACGCCATCAGAATATTCATAGATGCCGTGCAGCTCCATGCCCTCACGTTTCTTTTTACAAACGTGAATCATGTCCCCATCTTTCAAGCTGTCTGGAAATACGGAAAGGGTGTGAGCTAAAGCGGGCCCAATATCAGAAATTTTATTTGCTTTAGAATAAATAGAAAAGCTGCTACTGCGCTGCTTTGGGGTTGCATACCAAAAGGCCATGCTTGTCTCCTTTAGTTAGTTAGTTGGTAACTAAAGGATAAGTCTTATATGTCAAATGTCAAGTCTAAAAGTTCTTGCCAGTTAACCGGATTAGAAAATTTAAACTGAGGTTTAAGGAGCAAGCCTCTGTCCAGCAGCTCAATTGCTTGCTCGCCAGCATATACAAAAATGTCTGCGTCTTTTGTATGCACAAAAATGTATGTTGGAGCGTGTTTGTGTTGGGTCATCCAAGAAACTTGGTGAGGGGACAATCGAACAGCCGAACCTTTTGTGGTTTTTAACTCTACAAAATAAAATTTTCCGCGTTCAGAACAAACAACAAGATCTGGTACACCGAGGGAAGCCCAGCTCTCTAAACGGGTAAAGCGAAGACTAGGCCGACACTTCTTCTGGTTCTTCTTCAGTTTCTGATAAAAGCTCGACTCTAGATTTTTTTTCTTCAGGGGTGATGTTGATAATATCTTTTCCATGCTGGTCTCGCAGCTCCTGCAAAGCTTTTTCCACTTCTTCTCTGCTCATGCTGTCGATAGACCCATGACGGATTTCAGATTTATTAATATAGATATTTCCTTGGGCCTGCCCTCTGCGGTATTCTGCTTGCACGGCTGCAGAGTAAGCCCCATTTTCAATAGCCAGGTCACGGATGCGTTGCATATCACGAACATGGCGAGCAAAAGTGATGCCGTACTTTTCGTCTAATTCTGCTCTAAAAGCTTTTATAGCTGCTACTACATTTGGGTGCATAGTCGGGTTGGTCAGCTCTGAGGCTTTCACATGAGCCGATCTTTCAGGATATCCCGCATTAATAGCGGCTTGACGTTTTGTAATCATGCCGTCGTTTGCTACAAATTCTTTTACAAACTTTTCTTGTTTTGGGGTCAAAGGGGTTTCCAGTGTCTTACGCGGTCTGCCCCTAGATTTCTTTACTACCTGCATTTTGCCCTCTTATATGGCTTAATACCTTAAAACTAAGGTAAATCAGGTATTTTTGCAACCAATAGGGAAAAGTGTAACATGTTACAAAAAAAGTTACACTCTGAAATTTATAAATATCTGTTATATATACATAATAACCCTGTGTAACTTTTTGATCATTTGAATCACCATAAAAAAATGAAAAAAAAATATTTTTTGAAAATATCCCCATATATAAGTTTCACAGCAAGCAACCCCTTATCCAGCAAGGACTACAGCGTAACTTTTTTGGTTTTTAAAAGTGTTACAAAAGTTACACCCCGCTTTGAAAACAAAACGAGGTGTAAATTTAAACCAACTAACAACAGTATGGAGATCTGCGTTAATACTAAGTTAGACCGTGGGCCGCGTACCGTCAAGCCCTAAAAGCAAACGACGGGCGATTTATATTTCACCCGTCGTCTTTTATTTGTTAGGCGCGACCAGTCGAATCGTCTTTTAGTGCATTGTTTCATCTGGCAGTTCTGCTGCGGTTCGTGCAAAGGTATCTGCAACTGATATCATTTCAGACACATTTTCAGGATCGGGGCAGCTTCGGTAGGCACATTCGATAATGACTGTAAGCAGTCCGACCATGACCAGCGGTTCGTGTTCCGCGTCCCCTGATTTTGTAGCTTTAGAAATTGCTTCAAGGGTATCGACGCCCATATCATATCCGTGCTCGAAGTCTTTTTGATTTCGGTAGACTGTGAGGCGTTTAAAGTCGGTCATCCTTGCAACACCCTTGTCCAGTGTTGCCTAATTTCAGCGGCTTGATTGTGGGCCTGCCTAGTATAGCCTGCGTCGCGCAACAGATTTTGGTTGTGCAGATTTATAATGCTTTGGATAACGTCAACCGAATCGCGCCATTGTGGGCGCAAGCCGTCAACATAGCCAGCTTTTTCAATCATATCTTTTACGGTTTCATCATCCATCATCATTCTCTGCCTTTTATCAAAAGAGATTGGCTTTCTTGTAACAATCCAGCAGCATGAGATAAATGTTCAAATTTTTGTTTATCTTCATTTTTAGGAGATGAAACCATAAGCCAATGAACGGCGTTTAATGCTTCATGCACTCTCCTCTCTGCGGTTGCATAATTTTCTTCAAAACCTACAAGCTTCATGTCATCCATGTGCTTATCTTCCTATTTTTGAGACTTTTGATCAATTAATAATATTTTATCTATCAACTCACTAAAATCTTTATCAACCTGTACAACAGCGGTCATATCCTGGTATTTGATTTCTTCTCTATTCAAATAGCGCAGATGTAAAGTGGTCAGCATATTCCGGGTATTTCTCAAAATCTGTAAATCAGATTCAGTAAACACAACGCCTTGTGGGCGGTTTATCTGTTGGACCACTTCGCCTGCAACTTTAAGCTCGACTTTACGGGGACGACCAGCTTTCTTTTTGTTTTCTGTCATTTTGTTCTCCTTGACAACTGTTGAATAGGTCATTAGTATATAAGAGTTATTTTATATAAGTCAAGAGGAGTTTTATATGAACGCTGCAGACATGAGCGTAGAAGAATTTAAAAAGCATTTAGCGGACATGAGAGACCGGCTTTTTTATTACAAAACATATGAAAAGAACAAAGGCTCGAAGCGTGATGACCCAAAGAGCAAACGCACTTACCTGACCCAGAAGCGTGGGCAGGGGTTAGCGAGCGGTTCGCTAAAGCGTCGCAAGCCCATGCGTCATCAGCGTCCATACTAGTGCGGTTAATATGTAGATATGTCAGTGTCGATGACCCTGTACCGGAAGGCTGGACGTTACACAAACTATATGGTCATCATGGTGCAAATGGATATGGAGTAATTACAATGCCGGATAACAGAGAAAAGGATGATTTCTATCCAACGCCTCCTGAAGCCACAAAGGCCATGATGGCCCGTTGTCCGTGGTTAAAGTTTCCTGAAGAGGGGAACGGGTATGCTATATGGGAGCCCGCGTGTGGCGAGGGTCATATGTCAGAAGTTTTTAAAGAAGCAGGGTTAAGCACATACAGCACGGATCTTGTGGACCGTGGGTATGGTGACACACACGGTGTAGATTTTTTAATGGAGCAGAAGAGCTTTGCTCCGTGGATAATTACAAACCCCCCATACAAGCTTGCGAATGAGTTTGTGAAACATGCTTACAAACTCCAGGTTGAGAACAAGCAGGGCGAGGGGTTTATATTTTTGTTGCGACTAGCATTTTTAGAGGGACAAAAACGGTATACAGAAATTTTTAAAGATATGCCGCCTAGTAAAGTGCTAGTGCATACAAAGAGGCTGACCTTGATTCGGGGCGACCACGAAGAAGCGTGGTATGGTTCGGGCAAGACAGCTATGGCGTGGTTTGTCTGGGAGATAGACCCATTTACGAAAGAAGGGGCTCAGCCCCGCATTCAATGGTTATAAGGAGACCAACATGTTGCAGAAGTTTTTAAAAGTATTCTTTCCGTGCTTTGCGAAGTCAGAAAAGCTTGAACCGTTCAAACATCCACAGGAGGAAGAGGTTCAAGATATGTTGAACAAAGCGCGAGAAAAGAAAATGAAAGCCGCACCTAAGAAGCGGGGCAGGCCAAAGAAGAAGAAATAGGGCAGAGATATATGGGATCGGCTGGTTAAAACTTTCTCTGCCCCTTTTGTATACGAACTTTTTAAAAGAGCAGCTTAACTGGTTGCTCTTTTTTCTTGCTCTATATAGGGATTGTCGTCCTGCATAAGCAAAGAAGCCGTAACGCCAAGGTTATATAACGCTTCCTGCATTGGATTGTCGGAGGCTTTGCCCCGCTCAGATAGAAAAACCTCAATAGGTTGGCCTGTCTTTGGATGATAACTTACAGTTACAGACAGCCCCATGCCAACTTCCTTCGTTACACAAGGTCTTCGGGTAGGTAAATCCAACATATTTCACTCCTCATTTGTTTGATTCTATCAGTCTATAGAGAAGGTCAAAGTGAATCTAGATATTAATCTGTCTCTTTTATCTCATACCCTTCTGACCTGCAAAACACATCAAACATGACGCGAAGCTGACCAGATATACTTCGGTTTTCTAATTCTGCAATTTTCTTAATGCCCTTATATACTTTGATAGGCACTAAAACTGATTTCCATTTTGATGTGTCCATAATACCCTTCTTTATAATTGACCCGGCAAGAGCAGGGCCTCAAATGAGGGTTGGACCCCTGCTCTGCCTGTAAGATAATATAAGAGATTATACTAGAAATGGCAAGAGAAAACCTACATACTCTCGCCCCAGTTGCTTCCTATCTCAATATCTGTCTTCATGGGCACTTCTAACTCTAT